GTTATATTTCCGGTTGTTCCGCTTGCCTGTATAACTTTGTTTGCGTTAGTGTTCATCGTCTGCCACGGTCCGCCTTTTAAGTCCAAATCAGACAATACCCAATTTGTGTCCCCGTACCTTGATAACTTTTTCGGGTGGTATTTATCATGTACCAAATAAAGAACATCAGCGCTTTGCTGATAGTCAATTTGTAAAATACCTTTAGCGTCGTATAAATCTTCTATTGCATAATCCGTTTCTATTTCATAAGGGCTATCATTTTGCAAAATAAGTTCGTGGTTTTTATAAAATCTTAAATACTTATCGCCGAACTCAATTTGATAAGCCACATTTTCGCCTACCTTAAAAGGTATTAAACTTGTTTTGTTAGCGGGTGTTTTAACAGTGCCGGCAAAAGCACTGCCGCCACGGTTTTTATTTGAGCCATACACAAGTGGAACGGCGTTTTTTTCCGTCCTACACGCATAAGAAGAAATTTGAACATCGCTTCTTCCTTCCATAACCGGTGCAAGTTGCCCGGAGTTCATTTGCGTTATCGCCATTTGTACTTTCGCGCCCATTAACAGCCACCTCTCACATCAATTAAACTGCCGCGCGGCATTTGCATTGTTGCAAGTTGTATAGCGTTGCATTTCTTCGCCTCACTTATTGCAAGTGCATATTCTTGCATTAAAGTTTGTTTTCTTGCTTGGTCTTGTTTTAATCTCTCGCAAAGTTCAAAAGCAAGTTTACAAGCAAGCGCCTCACAAAAATAAGGCGGAAAAATGGAACTCGTCGTAATGCGTGATACATATTTAATTTTAAGCGGCGTTTCATAATTGCATAAAATATATTCGCCTTCAATTTCGTAATTATCGGTTTCCCGGTAATCTGCATTACAAATTTCACTAAGGCGTAAAAAATCTTGTGGCAAAGCATATCTTGTGGTCCACCCAAAAGCGGGTGCGGTTGTATCGGCGCTAATACTTGCTCTTTTCATAGCAAACGCCCACCTATACGAGCATAAAAGAGTATCTCTCACACTTGCAAAAATTTCATTAGCGGTTTTTGCTCTTTCGTTTTGGTCGGTCAAATTGTTAATTGTTTCTTGGCCGAGTTTAAGTAATGCTTTGTTTACAATTTGTATATCAGTCATTTTTTATTTCCTTAGTGTTTTTATAGGGGGCGCGCCATAATCACGCCCCCTTTTAACTGTTGCTTTAGCAAGCACTAAATAGCATATCTACTATTAAAGTACCACTAGCCGGTAAAGCCGCAGTTCCAACTGTTAATTTGATTTCCTCATCGGTAGTATTTCCGCCGGAAACAAAGCCCGCTTGGTCGCCAAATAAAGTTGGGGTTGTTGCGGTATGTGTACCGCTTGCCCTGTATTTATCATCATCATCGGCAGTACCGATTTTAATGGTAGAAGAACCCAAGGACACCGAACCGTTCAAAATACCGGTAATAAAGGAATAACCTTTCGGCACTTTGAATAAAGTGACGGTATCGCCTGAGGCCTGAGAGGCAAGAGTAATAGTTGCTTTGAAAACTCTTACTTTTGCGTTTAGTTCGTTTGCCGGTTTAGTTGTGCCGGCTTTAGCATAACCATATTCTTTTGCGTAAGTATTAGCCATTGTTTAACTCCTTATTTCATCTCAATAGAGTAGCATTTCGCTTCTTCAGTACGGCAAGCGCCATAAATCGCTTCCATAAAGATAGAGGGGCAATATTGCTTCGTGCTTTCTTCTTGCACGCGCACTTTTTGGATACCCCAACGACCGAATTTGACACCGCTCTTTGCAAATATCGGTAATTTGTAAACGGTGCCGCTATCTTGGTAAGAAGGAACTTTACCCATTTTAACGAAAGTGACGCCGCAATAATCCGGCATTTGTACTTTTTCGCTAAGAACTTTACCGTTCATAAAATCAGCGCTCATATAAATACCGCTTTCGCGCAATTTTTTAACGGCAAGACCATTTACGACCATTGTAATTTCATCGTAATCAAGGTCTACATCCGCGTCTTGCATTTTCTGCAAAACGGTGTTGATTTGTTTGATAATATCGCCGCTTTCGGCAGAAGAATTGATAACATTACCCGAGGCAAAAGAAGTGGAAACTTCCCCATTTTTGCCGGTGCGGTTAGTGCCATAATAACCGTTAAAGATAACATCATCTTTGAAGCGGTTAATAGCAGCGTGGCCCGCTAAAACAATAGCGCTTGTCGGGTCTGAACTTGATTTTAACAAGTCCAAAGTATCTAATAAGACAGTTCCATTTTTTAAGACGGGTGTAATCCAGCGTCTTTTCAAGGAAATATCTTCATACTCTGTATCGGCAAAGCGGGTTTCCTTTTCTTGTAAAGGGAATTCCCCGACTTGGTTAGCAACGACTGCCGCCTCTCCGGCGCAATCTTGCGTTTCAACACGGCTTTCCAACTTTGATTGTTTTTGTTGGCAGAGCAATGTTAAAGTATCTAAATACTGCTTTTGATACAATACTTCTTGTTCATTATTCATTTATTTGCTCCTCGCCGCGTCCCACTTCCGGCTAAAAAGTTTTAGCGGCCTTATTTTTATTTTTTAGACTTCTTTTCCTTGTCTAAATCTTTCTTAAAGTCCTTGTCATCTTCAAAGACCTTTACTTGTTTTTTAAGTGCCTCATAGACCCCAACTCTGCCAAGCATTGTGCCGGCAGGGCTGCTAAGGCGTCTTAATTCTAATTGTATGCGTCCTAAATCAACCATTGTTCGCACCACCTTGATATGCGACTTTATGGAGTTTATCCCATTTTTCTTTTGCTTTTGCTTCGCCTTTTACGAAGTCCGCCGCAAATTGAGGGTCTTTCATTAAGCGGGCAATTTCGGCTTTTGCTTCTTCGGGGTCGCTTAAATTTACTTCGGTGCGCCCGCCGCTTGTGCCTTTTATTTTATCGTCGCCTATCGCTTTGCTTAACTTAACCATTGTTTTATAAACCCAAGCCGTACCTTTGGCTTTAACAAGGCCGTCAAGTTCCTCAGCGGTTAAACCGAGCGCTTGCGTTGCGCGTTGTGCTAAAGTTTCGTTTGCTTCATAATTTGCGCCCCACTCTTTTTTAAGTTCTTCCGTGGCTTTAGTAAATTCTTCTTGTGCTGCTTTCGTTAGTGCTTCGTTGCGTGCAGCAACAAAGTTATTCCAATCCGGCACTAATGTATCAAGTTGCTTTTGTGTTAAACCCGCCTTAAAAAGCAAAGGTGCAACACTTTTTGCGAACTCATCACTTTGCCCTTCGGGTATGTTAAAGTTATACTTTTCCGCGCTTTCCGGGCGTCCTAATTTGGTATAGAACGCGTTTAATTCTTCTTCGGTGCTTTTTTCGGTCGGTAAACTTACCATATTGTCAGCAGCCATTAAAGCCGCTGCCATATCATCGGCACTCTTAAAACCTTTAGAGGTTATAAAAGTGCGGTTTTCTTCCTTGAAGTTTTCAAGGAAATTTTCCGGCAAACCCGGATTTCCATTATTTTCCATATTGCATTTCCTCTCTTACTATTTCTTCTATTCTTTCATCAGGCATATTTATTTGAGCCATGATAAAAGACAAAACTTGCCGTCTGCCAATATTTATCAGCACTTGCTTTTCGTCAATTTCGCCCTTCTTATTTAAGGCATTTCTTGCCGGGTCAGAAGGACAAAAGCGTCTTATCTCACCTAAAACGCATTTAACCTCTTGCTTTTTATCGTCAAAAACAATACGAAAAGCGGAGCGTTTCCTAAACAAATAGGAAGAAAGTTTATTTTTTGCTTGCTTAAATATTCCCATTAGAGTATACCCCCTAAACCGCCTTTGGCTTGCGCTTCTGCCATATCTTTTGCACTCTTAGATATTACAGGTGCGGCATTAAGCATTTGTTGTGCTTGTTGGAGTTGTGCCTCGTTCATATCTTTAAGTTCTTTTTCTTCATCGGTATTAAAGATTTTTTGCGGGGCGCCCCAAATGCTTGCAACTGTTTCAAGTGTTTTTGCAGCGTTAATTTTATTTTTAACAGTCGGGTCAAAGTTTTGTAAAACCGTTGCCGTTTCAAGTGTTCTAAATATTGCGGCTGCTTCGTCCGCTTTTTGTGCACGAACAATAGGGCTTTCATACTTTACACTAAAAAACACTTCGCCGCTGCCGATTGCTTCTTGTAATTCTTCCGGCACGGGTGGCAAATCGCCTTGTCTTTCGGCAAGTTCTACTTCTTTTACAATTAACGGGCTTAAAAACTCTTTTTCTCGTCTGCTTGTAAAACTGCCAAGCAGTGTGCCTTGTTCTTGTGCGCGTTGCATAACTTCGGTTGCGGTCATATTTGGTTTATTTACAAGTATTTGGAACAAATTAAGGTTAAACCCTTCATTTACCACTTGGCGCATATCTTGTATCATTTGTAGTGTTATTGGTGTTTGTGCGTGGGAAATCATTTCTTTAATTCTTTCATTTCCGTTGCCGTCAAGTCCGCCATGCAACAAGACACCGTTATTAAGAAATCTTTGTTCCAATAAATCATCTTCGCTAGAAAGCATAATCGGGCGTGTTTGCCTATCGGAAAGAGTAAGCAAATCCGCAATCATTTTGTTTAAGTCCTTTACTTCGGGCATACAAAGCAAAATAGGCGCATATCCGTAAGGGTCCGTTAAACTCGGCATAATATCATAGCGCTGATAAAAGAGCGGGCAAATATCAAATCCGCCTTCTTCAATAACTTCACATGTCGTAATGCAAACATAAACACTTGCGTATTTCTTTTTAGTTGAAAGCAAAGAACCTTTTACATAATCAGTGTTTGGATAAACTGCCCATAAGAACTCAAATTCTTCCTGCAAATTCTTTGCTTCTTTTATTCTTTCCGGGCAATTCTCGCCAAATTCTTGTTTTGCCTGTCTTGCAGTTAGACGGAATTTACGGTAAAATGTGTCCACTTCGCCGCCATAGTTTTGGTCTATAAAGAACTCTCTTAAGTTCCACGCTTTATAAACATTTCCCTTAAAATCTCGGCTTTCGGTTAAAGAAAAAGCACCGTTTCCAAATGTTCCTACCGAGCGTAAATTTTCATAATTTGCATTTGCAAAGTTAGAATTTGCAGCATAGCGGCGGGCAAATAAAGTATCTCTTATTTCTTCTAAGTAAGTATGGTATTTTTCACTTAACTTTTCATCCGTTAATGTTAAACCGTGCCATTTTTGAGTTTTCGGCGTGGTAATACCGTCCATAGCAGAGGCCCATTTGTTAATCGCAAGTGAGGCGGTACTATCGTATTTATGCCATGCGCTCCTAGGTTGCCCGGTTTGATGTTCACTTTGGAAGCAAGCATTTTTTGGGCTTGTTCTTAAAGCGATAAAATCCCAAATTGCGTCCCATTGGGCGCGTATACTTTGCAACTGTCCCAAACGGTCAATAAGTTCCTTTGCTTTTCTACTGTTCATTTTTATTCCCCAAGTAATTTTTTACCGGCAGGCGTCCGGTAATCGTTTGTTAAAATATTTGCGGCTCTGCCTTTTCTTAAAGCAAAGCGTTTTCTTTCTTCCTCAATTTTTTTATTATCGTTTGTCACGGTTGTCGGCGTCGTTAAATTTTGTACTGCCGGCATGCTTGGTGTTTTGAATAGTCCGCTCATATTCGCTCCTTACCAATTATTCATTTGGTTATTTATAAAATTAAATCTTCCTATCTTTCTTCTTCTTAAATTGCTTGTTTCCGGGTTCTTTGTTTTCCAAAGCCACACACTCATCATTAAAGCGTCGGCATAATCCGGGCTTTTAACACCTTTTGAACGCATAATCTCTTTTGAAATCATCATCTTTTGCCCGTTCCGGTTATAGGTATAACTAAGCCGCGCTAAGTCGTTAATAATTTCCGGCGTTTTAATGTAAAGCCACCCTTTAGACGCAAGTTCTTTAATATAAAAGTAAATTTCCGTGCGCACATTTGCATAAGGGCTTTGCTTGCCAAGTGCGGTATTATGGAACTCTTTTAACCCATAATGTCCGTTTACTAGGTCCTTTAAGTTATCAAAATACCCTTGCCCTAATCCGTCGCAGTCCACAGTTCCGTCTTGTAAGTTCATCTGCCTTCCAATATCTGCAATTCTTCCAACGGAGTGCAAAGTATCTTTTTGCCCCCAAGCGTCGGTAGCTACTTCAGCAAACTTAAAACCGCTTACTTCTTCGCCGATAAAACACACGCACTTATCTTTCCCAAATCGTGCAAGGTCCGCGGCTAAATATCTTTTTCCGGCAAGCCCGCTAAAATTCTGCTTTAAGTTGCTGATTTCTTCCGGCGTTAAGAGCAAATCATCAGCGTCTAAAACATTAAAATCGTTAATTACATATTGTTTGTAGTGTTCCGGTGCGTCTTTTTCTTGCGCTCTTAAATCGGCTACATAACTTGCCGGCAAATTGTGCGCGTTGGCAAAACTATTTGCGGTTGCGCAAAAATAATTAGGTTTCGCGTAGGCAACTTGTCCCGTCGGCAAATCATACACTTCACTTTTTGCACCTTCAATAAATCTTTCATAAATCCAATTATGCCCGGCAGCATTGGCAATTAAAAATCCGCAAGAGTTTTCACTTTGTCTTAAACGGTCGCGCAGAAAATCAAAAATAATGCTTGTTTCGTATTCTTCTGCTTGCTCTATGCCAAAAAAGGTAAGGTTAATGTTTTTAAGCACATTTTTATCGGTTAAATCGCCGTGTCTAAACATTATCTTTGAGCCGTTTGGAAATTCATATTCTTTGGCTTGTTCTTTTACTTTTACGCCAAAATACTTTTCAAAATCGTTAATTGTACTATCGCGCAAGTCCGTATATTCTCGGCGCACAATTAAACCTAAACTTCCGGGATTTTCTTGGCAGATTTGCCATGCTTTTAACAAGAACACAAAAGTTTTACCCGTTCCAACGCCGCCAATTAAACAGGAATATCTTTCTTTGGAAAACAAGAATTTATCTTGGTACCAATTTAACTTTATATTTATCTCTCTAGTTTCCTGTTGTTCGTTCATTTCGGCCTCACAACATTGATAACGGTAGGTATGGTCTTAAAGTTGATATTATCTTCAAACAAACCGTAATGTTTCCCCATAAGTTCATTTGCTTTAAGAACAACTGCTTGCCCTTTGGGGTCTAATCTCTCTTGCCTTGCTATTTTGGAAATATTTTCTAAAACTTCCGTCTGGGAAATAATACTATCGCTCGCCGCTTTACTTCTTAAAAATGCTATCCTTGCAGATACCTTGCGGTTTTTCTTTATACGGCTTGCTTCTTCCCAAATAGTTTTTGCTTTAGATTTTTTAGGTTTGTAAATTTCTTGGTATGCTTCGGTAGCAGTTTTACCCTCTACAATAAGCCGCGCAAACGCTTCTTGTTTAGGCGTCAAATTTTCCGCCGTTCTCGTCGGTTTCTTTTTATTTTCGGGCAAATTAAAAAGGGCAAGTGCCATTTGTTTTTCCTTTCTGCACTTACCCTAAATAAAAAGGCCACTACCTGCTTTTTAAGTAGGAAGTAGCGTCACGCAATAATATTGTAATAGTTTTTTGTGCATTTGTCAAGCCCCTTTTTTATCGTCGTAAATTTGTTTTTTTGTTTATATTGTGCATTAAATTTTTAAGTTTCTTTGCGCCCACCTTGGGGGTTGTTTGGGTATCGGCAAAATTTCGGCAAGTTTACTTCTTCTTTTTGTTAGCCGGCTAAACTCTTGCATTAAACTATGTGGCACTTGTCCGGCTTGATATTTGTATAACTCTGTTCTTAAAATTTCAAGTCGTTTGTTTATAATAACTATTTTTCCAAGTTCAGTTGGTTTCATCTTCATCACCTTCTTCTACTACTCTTAAATTTTTACGGTTCAAACTAAATGCACCGCGTCCGCCAAATCCGTCACGGTCTTTGGCAAGTTTCCAATAAATTTTTTTGAAATCACTTATATCGTTTGTGCTGCCTTTATCTACCCAAAGTAAAAGCACTTGGCTTGCTATTTCTTCTAAATGGGAACAATCCTTAATATTGGCGGTTTCCGGTTCTGCTTGCGCTTTCAAACTATCTCTATTTAAGTGGCACACCAAAACACCAAGCGCATTATATTCAATTAGAGCGTCCTTTAAGTCGTCGGCGTATTCGGCTATACGGTCGGTTTTATTATCATAACCTTTTGGCAATTTTGCGCCGGAAAGATTATCTAAAATTACGACATCCGGTTTTACTCTTTCCATTTCCGCCCTAATATCGGCACTTGTAGGATGTGATATTGAAGAAAACACCAATTTATCTTTGCATGCTTCCGTAAATGTTCTTAAAAAGTCCATAATTACCCTAAATTGTTCTAAGTCGGTTTTATGGAATTTTAGCGCGACATAAGGTATCTTTGTATACATCGCAACTTGGCGGCGGAAGTATTGCTCCGCGCTCATTTCCGTTGTATAAACAAGGCACTTTCTACCGTCCTCTAAAAACTTTTTAATTAAGTTTATACAAACAACGCTTTTGCCTACTTGTTCACGCGCAGCCAAAACAAACAAATCCCCGCGTGCCGGTGCGCTCCCTCGGTCAATACTGCTAAAGCCGGTTTTTATTATGTCAAGCGGGTGGTCCATTTCGTATAAAAACCGTTGCGCCACTTCCATAATCGGCAAAGCACTTGAGTTTTCCAAAACGCTTATTTCTCTTTGCGCTACTCCCACTTTTTTAAGCAGTTCTTCAGCGTCGCCGTCTTGCTTAAAATACTCTATTGCTTTTAACTGTTGCCGGCAATAAAACCCTTTTTTTATCTCGGCAATATAATGCCTGATATGATTAGAATAACCGTTGGAAAGAATTTTGCTTAAATAAACTTCGCCGCCGATTTCTACTAAACATTTTTGCTCTTTTGCTTCTTGCACAAGTAA